AAATTGCCCTACCTGCATTAAATTGTAAAGACTCGTTTGTAGTACCTGTTCCATTTGGTGATACTACAATATTAATACTATTAGCATTTAATAAAACATTACCATTAACTCTTAAAGCAGAATATTGCACTCCTGTAAATGCACCTACTGATGGTGTAGAGTTAATATCTAACCCAACTAACACATCATTGTTTGCTGCTGCAACTAATGTAGATGTAATATTAACACCTCTTGCAATAGCACTTGCAGCCGTTGTAGAACCTGTTATTGTAGTAGAACCTTGTAAACGAGTAGTACCATTTACATCTAATCTAAATCCTGCATCTGCATAAGTTCCTGCTTGTTGTATAAGAAAATTACCTGTTGAAAAAAATTGTGCAACCCTACCTGCATTGTTTTCAAAACCTAATGTTCCACTACCGCCACCTGACCTAATTCTAAAATCACTTCCAGTTGTTGCGTTTGAATACCCAATACTACTTTGAAATGTACCATCACTACCTCTTGCAAAAGCTATTTCTCCAGCTTGGTTTGTAGCACCTAAAAGAATTTGAGCTAAATTTCTTGGGACAATTCTTAATCCAGCAAATCCAACTCCACTAAATCCTGCACTATTATAAGTAGGGTTAATATCTAAACCATACATAGTATCGTTATTCGCAGAAGCTACTAAAGTAGTATTAATTAATTGACCTCTTGCTACACCACTAACCGCAGTTTCAGTACCACCAATTGTTAATTGTGTTGCAGTACCTAAAGTAGTAGTTCCGATAGCAGTATCTCCTGCTAAGTAGTTAGCAGCCATTCCTTGCATATATAAATTCCATCTGTTTGTACCGACTGGAATGTTTCCCCAAAATGCAAAGTTGTTAGTTGCTCCTATTAAAGAAGCATCAACTCTAAATCCATATTGATTAGTTATTGTTGAGCCTGCTCCAAATGTACCTTGATTAGCAAAATAATGAGTAACAGTGCCTAATGTAAATGTAGCAGCAGCAGTTTGAGCAAAAGTAGCATTATATATACCTGCACCTGTTACATCGGATTGTATAACACCACTACTGTTAATTGCAAAAGAATTAGTAGCACCTGTAATACTTTTACCTATTGCTAAATTGCTACCCGTAAAACTTGTATTACCAATACCCAAACCTCCTGCCATATAGTTATTGGCAGTTCCATCCATATAAAGATTCCATCTGTTACTACCACTTGGAATTAAACCTCTAAAGCCGTAGTTATTTGCTGCACCTGTCATATTACTATTTACAACAAATCCTTCTTGTATAGAAATTGATGAACCTGCACCTATTGAAGTTTGGTCTGCAAAAAAATGAGTAAAAGAAGTTAATGTAAATGAAGCAGCAGCAGTTCTTAAGCCTGAACGATAATTAAAAACATTTAAAGTTACATCACTTTGAATTGCTCCGTCATTTAAAATTGCATTAATAGCAGTTCCACCTGTTAAATTTTTACCAACTCTGACCGTATTAAGTCCTAAACTATTTGTACCAACTTGTAATCCACCATTTGAAATTGTAGTATTAGAACCTAAAGTAATCAAAGTACCACTATCACTTACATTAGAATTACCTATTGTAGAAGCACCTGTGAACTTAGGCAATGTGTTTGTAGTACCACTACCTGTTACATTTGCATCACTATCGTTTATCCAACTTGTTCCGTTGTACTTTAATACCTGACCATTAGCAGGGCTTGTTAAAGTTACATCACCTAATTGTGTTAAGGTATAATCGCCTTCGGTTGCTATAATATTACCTACCCTACCAAATACGGAATTAACCGCATTAGGCAAAGGATATGCGCCTGTTGGTGCTTGAATCTTTATAACCTCTTCGGTTACGTTTATTTCTATTATTTCGTCCGTTACGTTTATTATTTCCATTATGGCTTGCTTATATCTTCTTGAACAATAAAGTTACCCCAAATATATGTTTTAACCTCGCCGCTAGGGAAGGTTACATTCATATCGTAAACGTATGATCCGGCCGTTACGTCTACTTTTTTATTAAGGGTTATTTGGTTTCTATTAGCACCGCCTATTAAAATACTTGTATCGGCGGTTGATAACTCTAAAGCTATTGTAGCACTCGCGGCGCTAGGTCTTACTTGTATTAAAATAGTTGATCCGCTTAAATCCACCGGAGTAGTATCGGCAAGAATTGAAAACACTTGGCTCCAGGAATCATTGCGCCATATCTTTACATTGTATTGCGCCGGTCTTAAATCCGCGCTTGTAGAATTGCAACTCATTTTTTTATGGGTTTAATGGTATATCGCAAGCATCAAAGTCCGAAAACGTAGTCATGTCGAAGCTAACTTCAACACCGGCTAAATAGTCTTCAAACTTATCGCTTATTAAATTATATGTTATATTATCACTTATAGTCCAATTGTTAGCGCCGTTTCTTAGCTTGCTAATAATGTCCGCGCATATTTGCAATTGATCGCTAGTTACATCGTCCTCGAATTCACGCTCCATGCCGGACTTATCTAAAAACCAAAGCGTTAAATTATATATTTGCTCACGACCTATATTCAAGCTTCCGGTGTTAACACCAAAGCAAGCAACGGGAAAAACCGGTTGCTCACTTGCGATAAGCCACTCTCTCGGCGTTGCTCCCTTTATGCTCTTTATCATTGCATGTGTGCTTAACGTCGCTTTTATGGTTTTTATTACTTGGTTGTAAGTCATTAAATTTTTGTTTTACTTTGTCAATAAACTCGCGTTTATAACTGCGTATCTTCATAAGGGTTGTTAATATTATATGGCAAATCAAGGTTGCTAACTTTACGTCTACTATTACGCATACCTAAATAAATAGGCGATGTGTAAGCTTGAATCTGCGGAGCAATTACATCGTAGCCGCCACCAATTTCAAGGTATTCTTTAAACATGGTAGAATTTTCGCGAAGATAATCTATTAATCTTTGCTTATAAAATTCCCCGTTGCTCATATACTTACGCTCTAATAATTCAAGCTGGCCCTTACTTGGCGTGTTACTCTCTTCGCTAGACTTTTGCAATACGCCCTTGCTAAAAAATTGGAAGCTAGTGCTTACAACCATTTCCGCAATCGTAAACCAAAGCAATGCATCGGTTATGTAATTGTCAAGTAAGTTTTTTTCGTTTTGGCTTAAATCCCCGATTTCGATTCCGTCTTGTAGTCTTTTATAAAACGTGCTACCTAAAGCCGGCAATATGTATTTATCTTGCGCTAACTTAATAACCGGCTTTATTTGCTTGCCATCGATGGCGTCGCTTACGGCCGTGCGGCTTTTAACTAAGGTCTCGTTTATAAAAAGTATGTTTAAACTCATTGCTTATTTTTTTCTAGTTACTATTTTTACATCCCAACGATGGCGACAATATGGTCGATGGTTGCCGTTAGGCTCCGTGAACCAACCGCCGCGACGATCCCAAACCGAGTAGCCTAAACGCTCCGAAATATTCTCAATGTCCGCACGGCTCCAAAGCTTTGTTTTAGCTAGTTGTAACATACGCGCGCAAAATGGTCTATTCTTACTATCTTCCGGCCCTTGGTAAGTATATCTTAAGAGTACCTCGGTCTTAGTTGCCTTGTCTCCGCCAGGAATTTTTTTTAGCGGCTCGGTTAGTTTTCTTACAACCGGTGTATAGTTAGGGGCTAAAATACTTATTGCAAGACCGGTTTGCGTTAAGTACCCCTCAAGCTTTAGCGCTTCTAGTGCGTTATCTATTTGCTCTACGCTTTTGTTTAACACCTTGGCCATAACCTCCGGCGTTACACGTTTGTCCTTGCTTATTAAATCAAGCACGTTGGCCTTAAGAACGTTAATTTCCTCGTCGGCAAACTTTTCGTAGTTTCTAGCTTCGTGGGTTTCTATTACCTCAAAATCGTTAACATCGTCGCCACATGCCGCAAACTCGTTTAATAACAATTCGTCTTGCATTGAGGCAAACGCTTGCTCCGTTGCCGGATCTTCGTCTACGCCTAAGAACGTATTAACGTCATCGTCGGTAAATCCAAATCCATTTTTAAGCATTAAGCTTGCTTGCGCTTTGTTGATCTTACCATTTGCAAATTGGCGAACTATACGCATCACATTTTGATGTTGGCGTCCGCTTAAATTTGTAAGCGTTGCGTTTGCTTGTACCGGTTGCGCAATTGGTGTACCGCTTGCATCGGTTGGCATTTCACTCTTTAAGCCTAATTTCTCGCGGATTTCATCCCTTGTCATATTAGCGCTCATTACCGCTTCGCTAAATTCAAAACTTAACGGCTCAACCGGAATAATAATATGTTCGCCCTCGATACCGGCTAAATTCATAAGCTTACTAAATGTAACCTCATGTTCTTGCTGGCGCTCGTTTACGTATGTATTTTGGAATATTTGATAAGCGTCTCTAATTTCGCTACGGCCTCCTAATTGTCCTTCGGTCTTAATACCAAATAACATAGGGCTTGTAACTTGATGACAACTAAATATTTCTTGTTGTATTAAATTATTGACGTTAGTAAAGTCTTCTTTTGTTAAACTTGTCTCGCCAAGGTTTACGATGTCTACGGCGTTTTCCTTACTAGGGTTAAACGCTATAACTACGCGGTCGCCATCATGGTTAGTAAACTTACGCTTTAAATCGGTTTCAACGTCGGCTTGCTCCTCTTCTTGAGGTAAGCCGTTATTAAAATTAATTAATTTAGTAGCGACAAAGTTATGCTTAGCGTTGCCTAAAATGTGGCGGCTTACTTGAATATCACTCTCGATATAATTTAAACCTTGAAAGTAACTCGGTAAAGGATATACATCGCTTTTAGGGTTGTATTGCTTTACAAATAAGATTTGAGGCCCACTAGGATCGTTTACATTAAACGCCGGATATTCTCTCGGCTTTTCTTTAAAGTCGCTTAGGCTCCAATCGTTTTTAACATAGAAAGTAGACAAGTCTTTGCTTGCTCTTACCTTTTGGAACTCAATATGAAATACATCTTTAATTTTACCTAACGCATTATAAATAATTTGTAAGTAAAAACCTCCATGTAATTCATCGTCTAAAAT